CACTTACAGTTGTTGATGCTGGTGATGTAATTCTAGCATCCGCATATGTAGACGAAGCCGCAGGTTTCGTATCTGATATTTCAACAAGATTTGATAATCCTTGGGATTATTCATCTGGTTGGGACGTAACAGTGGGTAATGAAACATCACAATCACAGTCAGATTGGAACGGTTCGATTAGTCAAGAAGTTTCAGTTGCATTCACAGATGAAGCAACAATGAATGCTTGGTTTTCGGCAGGTGGTGAAATTAGAATTTCAGCATCACACAATGACACATCAAACAACCAACAAGGTACATCTTGGGAACAGTTAACGGCTGAACTAGGTATCTATCGTATTTCTTTACGTGACACAGATTCAACAAACGTTGATTCATCAACACGTAAAAAGTATTCAGACTTAGGCGGTTCATATGCAGAAATCAAAAAAGAATATGCAGATGACTCAGATTACAGTTCAAACTATATATCAATCGAGGCTTATAAAAACGGTGCAACAATTTATATCAAAACTACACTAGCAGATGCCCACGTGGCACGTTCTGGTTCTGGTTCTGGTTATGATGGACCGTGGTCTTGGACAGGTGCCGACCAGGCTGTTGGTACATCAACTGTGACAATTCAATCACTAAAATTGAGTAACACTAGTGGTTCAGTTAATATTACTAACCCTACATTCACAGTAACAGATAACCTATAAGATTGTTATCTTATATTAGAATGAGAGTATTAATATGGCGCCACAGAGTTATTTACTAGGAGGGAAGATACGAGCAGTCGATTTTAACGGTTTCGCAGATGATATAAACGAGATTGTTGGAATTGGTGCTGGTGATTCAGGCTATGGTCAGAACCAACTAGTAATTGCAAATGTGGCGCCTGGTACTAAGATTAATGCATCTCATATGCAGGATCTTTTAACTGCACTTAAGTTTGCAGGTAGACACCAAGCAACAACTATTCAATCTCCAGAAGATAGCAATGATCCAGGTTTCCCTTCAGCAGGAGACCTTGTAGAATTAATTCCAAACTTAGTAACTGATATTGAAGATGTACGTTCAAACAAGTTAAACTTTGACTTGGCGTATATGACACTTGAGTCAAACAAGTGGTCAGATGGTAAACAGTTTGGGGCTCCAGGCAATACTTCTGGTTTGCCACTTTGGCAAGGTAATGTATATTGGGAATTTTCAGCCGCATTTGGTAGCGAAGATGCTAGAAGACATTTCTTCAATACAGGTGGACAAATAAGAATTGATACATCTCTAACAAGTTATGATTCATCTCACAATCAAAGTGTACAATGGAATCAACTTCTTTCAAGTATCGGTGCAGTAAAAATGTCACATAACCTTACTGAAAGTCCAAATTCTGTAGGTACACCAGGTCAAGGATTTACATCTTTGACTACAACATATTCATTATTATACACAAAAGGCGGAACTGGATATTATTCTGCTAACAAATTAAATATATATGGCAGACTTAATGGTACACAAAGTATAGATATCAAAGTAGAATTTGATGATGGATATCCTGCAATGGATCCAACAGACCCATATTCTCAATTATATGTACAAAATTACTACGTAGGACAAGACTACGTAGATGGAAATCTACAAGCACAAGTGGATATTCTACGTGCAGACGACCAAGACGCATCAGGTAATGGTGTAGTCATTATTTCTCCAAGTTTTTCACATATTGCACAACTTTAGGCTTGACATTCACCTTATTTTTTAGTATTATAGAAAGAATATAAGGAGAATAACCATGTCAACAAAAACGGATATTTCGCCTTCAGACAAAGACGTTGAAAGGCTTGAAAAAGCATTGGAGTTTTCGAACACAATGCAAACATTTAATCTCAATAAGAATAACTTAAAAATTAAAACTCAGAACCTACTTAACTATAGCAATAGTGGTGGTTCTTTCAATGTAAATCAATCATTGATTAGTTTTATGCATATGATTGTTCAATCTGGAAAAACAGAAGTTGTTATCTTAGATAAGAACGATATTCCAATTAAGGTTGAAGATACTGCAAAGTTCTTAGAGGATATATCTAGTTTATATTTTGAATCAATTAATGAATATTACAACGACTATCAGAAGTTGAAAAGTTCAAGAAAAGTAGAGAAGGTTCTAGAAATATAATATGAGCAAAGGTATTGTAATCTTTGCATCTAATAATGGACTAGTCGATTATATCAAAATTGCTTGTGCTAGTGCAGGATTTGTTAGAAAGAATTTATCAAAGTTTGATGAGATTTGTTTAATAACAGATTCAAAATCACAAAAAGCAAATAAAAGATTAATAGACAAATATTTTGACAGGACTATTATTCAGGATGCTTCCCAATCACATCCAAACATAAGATTATTTAAGGATACTTATGAAGATTCAAACTATGCACCTTTTATCAATATGGGTAGAAGTGACATATATGAGTTATCTCCTTATGATGAAACTCTGGTCATAGACGGTGATTACTTTGTAATGAGTAATACACTAGACCAAGTATGGGGTAGTGAAAACGACCTTATGATTAATTGTCAGTATAGGGATGTTTCTGGTAGACATGGCGGCAACATTTCCTATATTGACGATTTTTCAATTCCTATGTATTGGGCAACTGTCTTCTATTTTAGAAAATCTGAATATACTGAAAATCTGTTTTACCTTATATCACACATTAAAGAAAATTTCAGATACTATTATTTTCTGTATAATTGTACAGGTGGACAGTTGTTTAGGAATGATTTTGTTTTTTCAATGGCAATTCATATCTTGAATGGTAGAGTGGATTCAAAAGTACCTGCTCTTCCAATTGAATATCTAAATAATAGTTTTGATATGGATGATGTGTTTAGAGTAAATTCAAGTAATGATATTATTTTGTTTTGTGCAAAGCCAGAAAAACTAACATTACACAATCTTGCTAGATTTACTAATACAGATTTACATATTATGAATAAGAAAGGTATCGAAAGAAATATTGATACTTTCTTAGAAAAAGGACAAACGTTATGAGTAGAGGCTATATAGCAATAGCACAAAATAGTAAAGTAGATTATTTGAAACTTGCGTATGCCCTTGCTTTGAGTTTAAAGGCAACACAAAAAGAAAATCAGTTTTGTGTTTGTGTAGATGAAGATACAAAATCTGCAATGCCAGACAAGTATAAAGAAGTTTTTGATTATGTAGTTGATATTCCTTGGAATGATCCTGCAAAAGGTGACGTTTGGAAGATACACAATAAATGGAAGTATCCACATATGACTCCTTTTAAAGAAAGTATTATTTTAGATACAGATGTTGTTTTTACTCAACCTGTAGACCAATGGTGGGATTATCTATCAAAGAAAGAAGTATGGGCTTGTACAAATGTAAAAACATTTAGAAATGAAAATGTAAAAAGTGATTACTATAGAACAAAGTTTACAGAATTAGAGTTACCTAACATCTATAGTAATTTTACATACTTTAAAGAATCACAAACTACATTTGAATTGTTTAGAATGATTGAAATCATTATGACACATTGGCACGTATATTATGATAAGTTTTTAAAAGGTATAGGTCAAAACTGGATGAGTGCAGATTTGGCATATGCACTAGCAATTAAATTATTAGATTTAGAAAACGAAGTTTGTGATTATGATATTAAAGACGTTCCTACTTTTGTACATATGAAAAGTTATATACAAAATATTGCGTCAACAAAGATATCAGGTATATGGACAGAAAGTATTCCTAGTGAACTAGGATCAGACTTAAAAGTTAGAGTGGCTAACTATGAACAATCTCTACCTTTTCATTATGTTGAAAAAGAATGGATGACAGATGACAAGATAGAAAAATATGAGAGGACATTAGGTATATGATAAGTGTAAAAGAACCTACAGAAACTACTCGTATTGTAAATTTTGATGACAACGGAAACATACTTTCTATTTCATCAACTATCGATGAAGATAAGAAACATACATATTTTGAAATAGAAGATATAAAACCTTTCTTAGAAGGTGTAATAAAAATATCGGACTTTAAAATAGTTAAAATTCCTGATAGTGTTTTTACGTATGAGATTAAAAGAACGAAAGTAGATATAAAACAAAAGAGTAAAGAAAACCAATTAGTAAAAATTGAGGACACAGGCGATTATAGTGGAATTAATATAACATATGATGGTGAAGTGATTACTTTCATACCAAG